GAAGGCTCGCCACGCAGCCAACATAAAGCGTGGCAAATTTTCCCCTGCTTACTGGGCCAACCGCACGAAGTGGTGACTAAATGACTTACTCCGTCCCTGGCCTAGTTCGCACACATCTGGTCAGTTCTTCCTATATGGGAAGTGTTGACAGTCCTTTCGTTAGGACACGGGCAGTAATCGACCAGATGAAGGGCTGGGAGATTATGAAGGCTGTCACTTCAGGGACTGATTATTTACGCGCCAACAGCGAAACTTTCCTGCCACTTGAACCACGCGAGGATTACACAGCGTATTTGGCTCGCGTAAACCGCTCTGTATTTACGCCTTACACACAACGCTTGATCCGAGCAGCAACTGGTCTGATTCTGCGTAAACCGATCAGCATCGAAGGCGATCCCTATTGGACAGACGTCTTCAATAAGGATGTTGATGGCTGTGGGTCGGACATTGAGGAGTACGCCCGCAGGCTTCTGGCTTGTGCTCTGACCCGCCGTCCTTACTGGATAGAGGTTGATCCAACCAATGTGTATGGCTGGCGGCTGGATCGCGAATCAAATTACGGCAACTTGACTCAAGTCCGTATTGGCGAAAAAGCTGTCGTTGCAGACGGTGAATTTGGAGAAAAAGTCTATGACCAGATCCGTGTCATTGAGCCAGGCCGTTATCGGGTATTTAGGCAGCAGGCGCAGAAAAAAGAGATGCAAGGGCAAAACCCATACCCCGCTTCCTTCAGTCAGTCCGACGCTACAGAAGAGTACGAGCTGGTTGATTCGGGCGATTTCTCGTTAGGCCAGATCCCACTGGTCACAATTTATTCCAACAAAACTGATGTGTTGGCTAGCAGGCCGCCACTGCTGGACATTGCACATCTGAACTTGGCTCATTATCAACGCCAAGCTGACTTGATCCATAGCCTGCACATCGCCAGCCAGCCAATGCTTGTTCTGGAGGGATGGGACGACCAGACTAAGGATATGGCGATCAGTGTCAACTATGCGATGGCGACACAGCCGGGAAACAAGGTCTATTACGTGGAACCGGCATCTAGCGCTTTTGAAGCGCAATCAGCGGAGATTAACGAGCTTCAGCAACAGATGGCTAGCTTGGGCATTAGTACGCTCAGCCAGCAAAAATTCGTAGCTGAGTCAGCAGACGCTCGACGTTTAGACCGCATTGACACCAATTCAATGCTGGCGATGGTTTCAATGGACTTGGAGTCTGGCTTGCAGAAGGCGTATAACCTTGCAGCTACTTATTTGAATATCGAAGCACCAAAGGTCAAGATCAGCCGTGATTTTGATCTGCAACGCCTGATTGGGCAAGACATTGCAGCGATGGGTCAGCTGTTTGAGGACAAGATTATCGACCGCGAAGAGTTCCGCGACATGTTGGTGCAAGGTGAAATTTTGCCAACTGCTGCTGAGCAAAAAGAAGAGCCTCCTAGCGAAGAGCCTTCGCCTAATAGCGAACAAATTGACCGTTTGATCAACGCAATGATGCAGTGAGGTTATGGCCGATCAAAACAGCCTCACACTGGCGCAAGTAGCTGCCCTTGTAAAACTTGCTAAGAAGGTTGATCAGTTCAACAACTTTCTGTCTGGCAATGGCCCTCCAAGTGACATTGGCACTAATGGTGATTGGTATATCGATGTTTTAACCAAACGGTTATACGGACCAAAAACAAAAACCGGATGGGCTGGTCAACCTGTTGCTATCGGCACCCAGAATCTTGATGGCACACCACGATCAAATGCCTTAAAGACTTCTGATCAAGGGGCGCAGGGCGAGAAAGGAGATACGGGAGCTACAGGGCCACAAGGCCCTGCTGGAGCAGATGGAGCTAATGGAGCTGATGGTGCTACAGGTGCTACAGGCGCAACTGGTGCTGCTGGTGCCACAGGGGCAACAGGTGCAACTGGATCTCAAGGCTCAGCAGGCGCTGACGGTGCTGATGGCGCTGACGGCGCTGATGGTGCAACTGGACCCCAGGGACCAACTGGCGCAACAGGTGCAACAGGTGCAGCAGGAGCCGCTGGGGCTGACGGTGCTGATGGAGCTGCTGCAACTATTGCTGTTGGCACAATTACAACTGGAGCCGCTGGAGGCAGTGCAAGCGTCGCCAATAGCGGTAGTTCTTCTGCTGCTGTTTTTGACTTTACGATTCCTAGAGGGGCTACTGGCGCAACAGGTTCTCAAGGCCCCGCTGGTTCAGATGCTTTTGTTGCAGTAGGCACTACTGCTGAACGTCCAGGCAGCCCTTCAACAGGAGCAATCCGATACAACACCACAGAAAACAGATTTGAGGGTTACAACGGCAATCAGTGGTTAAACCTGTCGCCTGCAACAGTAGATGAAGTTGGCGGCACGGTTTAGACTTAGACAAATGCTTTTTCGCAATGGCTCAGTCTCTCGACAAAGTTTTGCAAGCTGACGGTTCCTATAAGTGGGAACTTGTTGACTCTTGGGATCCAGCTTCTGAGAAAAAGGCGGAGGAGAAGATGCCTGAGTGCCCTATGCCTGCACCCAAAAAGACAACCAAAAAAGCAAAGCCTAGTAAAGTACCAGAGTAAACTGATTCCTAGTAATGGAAGAGCAAGTCATCCAGGAGACGCCCGTGGCGTCCTCTGAACAGCCCGTGGCTGAGACTGAAACTACCGCCAGCGTTGACACATCTGCTTACGAGCAGCAAATTCAAACGCTCCAAAAGCGTGCTGCTGAAGCTGAGGAGAAGTTCCAAGGCATCAAAGGCAAACTTGATGACGTCTACAAAAAACAAGACGATCAACGCCGTCAAAACCTTGAAGATCAAGGTCAGTGGCAACCTCTTTGGGAAGAGGCTAACAAATCTGGCATTGAAAAAGACAAGCGCATTGCTGAGTTAGAGCAACAACTGCAAAATTTGCAAGTCTCTAACGAAACAGCAGCAATGAAAAATGCTGCCCTTTCAGCAATCAATCAGGCTGGTGCAATCAATTCAGATCAGATGCTGCAATTGATCCAAGGCAGTCTCAAGAAGTCTGACGATGGCACCGTCAAAGTTTTAGACGGCGGCATTGAACAGGACATCAATGTCTACCTTGCCAAGCTTAAAAACCCTGGTTCTTCTTACGAACACCACTTCAAGCCAAGCGCTCAAGCTGGGATGGGTGCAAAGCCAAATACATCAACAGCTAACGCCGCAGGCATCGCTAATCCTTGGTTAGAAGGTAGTATTAACTTAACAAGGCAAATGGCCTTGGATGCTTCCGACCCCGATCTTGCAGCCGTGCTCAGGAGAGAGGCAGGTAAGTAGTCCCCGTGGGACACCTACAAGTCCGTGACTTGTAAACCGCAAACCTTACTCCCGAATAAGAAATGGCCGCTCCATTTCAGAATTATTCCGGCGGTGTCCTACTCGCGGACATCGTAAAAAGGAATAATCTCAGCGCCTACGTGTCTGAGGCAATCAAAGAACGCAGCCAGTTCATCAAGTCTGGCGCTGTGGTGCGTAATTCACTTCTCGACGCTCGTGAAGGTGGCACCCGGATTCAGGTTCCTGAGTTCAACCCCGTTGCACCGACAGAAGAAATTTTTGACGGTACTGCGACTTGGGGCACCAGTGGCGCTGGTTACCTGACCCCTCAAAAGGTCGGCACCGGAACCCAAATTGCATCCATCGTTCACCGTGGTTTTGCCTACGCCGTGGATGACGTTGCGATTTTGGCAGCGGGTGAAGACCCCATGCTTCACATCCGCAACCAGCTGGCTGATGCAATCAACAAGCTGAACAGTGCTCGCTTGTTTGAGCAGCTGACCGGCTTGTTCCATACTGCTCTCAACAGCCACCGGCTTGAGAAGAACCTGGGTGGTTCTGGCGCTACTTCTGAGTCCAACTACCTGACCGCTGCAACAGTTGCAGAAGCTCGCTCCAAGCTGGGTGAGCGTGGTGAGGAGATGGATCTTCTGATCGTTCACCCCTCTGTCGCTTACTACCTGTATCAGGTGGGTCTGCTGACCTTCTCTACTTCTGCACTGTCTGCTTCTGGCGCAGTGACCTGGGGTGGCGGCGGTGTTGGCGTCGGCGCTCGTGAGGTTGGTGAGTTTGCTGGTTGTCGCGTCATCGTTGACTCTCAGGTCAACACCAATGACCCGACTTCTTCTGGCAACCGTCAGGAGTTCCGTTGCTACATGATGAAGTCCGGCACCATCCTTGAGGGTGTGCAGCAGGATCTTCGGATTGAAGCGGACCGGAACGTGCTCTCGAAGCAGGACGTCCTGTCTGTGGACTACCACTCTGCCTATCACGTTATGGGCACCAAGTGGGGTTCTGCTTCGGACAACCCAACCAACGCAAACCTGCGTACTGGCAGCAACTGGTCTGCCACCTATGACATCGACCTCATCCCTATGGTTGAGATCTTCGTCAACTCTCCTCTGGATAACGCCACCACCTGATCCTGACGAGACAAACGGCCCTACCATTAGGTGGGGCCACCTTTTTTTTTAGCAATGGCTGCAACAATCACCGCTACTCTCAGCAGCGCGTCAGCCAACAGCTACGTGACCCTGGCTGAAGCCGACGCATATTTTGAAACCGTTCCAAGCAGCACGCAGTGGGACAACAAGACCGATGACAACAAAAACCGTGCATTGATCTCAGCCACCCGCTGGATCGATACGTTGAATTTTTATGGTGATCGTTGCGATGCAGACCAAGCTTTGAGCTGGCCTCGCAATAATTATCATGTTGACCGGGTAGAGCTAGTTTGCACAGCCATCCCAAACGACATCAAGTACGCAGCATTCGAGTTGGCGAATGCTCTAGCCAATGACACGGACTCAATTACAGGGTCTACCGGCGATACGGGGTTATACGAGTCCGTCAAGCTCGGTGAGATGGAAGTTAAGTACAACACTTCTAGTCAGGCTACGGGAACGGTCAATAATGTCTTTGATGTTTATCCTTGGCTCCAGTCTTACCTTGGTGCTTATTGCCTTGGTGGGAGTGGCAGTTACCAAGTCCGTACCGTAAGGGGTTGACATGGCTGGAGCGCTAGACACCGTTTTCAAAAATGTTGCTAAGTCGGTTGTTGCCGATTTAGGCAAGGCGCTTGACCACGCGATTACGTACACTCGCAAGACTTCGCCTAGCTACAACGTTGCGACGGGTGCTTTGACAACAACTGATACGGCTTACTCTTTTAATGCTCCACTTGAGTTTATTGAGTCTACGGAAAAAGACTTAGGGCAAGAGCAGCGTAGAGCAAGGTTGTACGTCACTCCTAATTTAATTGGAGATAACCAACCTAATTTTGGGGACACGGTGACTTTGACATACGCAGGGTCTAGCCGGGTTTCGCAAATCATGAATATCCGTACTTACAAGGGCGGACAAGAGTATTTGTATATTATTGAGGTGATGTTCTAATGGCAAAAAAACGCGGTATCGGTCAGATTACAACTGACCTTGAAAGAGCGTTGAATGAAGATTTTAACGCTTTGATCGGTTTAGCTCTTGAGGGGTTTGCCAACAAAATAGGCAAAGACGTAAGCCCAGTGGATACAGGGTTTTTTGCATCTAGCTGGAAGGCGTCTACTCAAAAAGTGCAGGCAAAAGATGAAAAAGTTGCTCCTTGGTCAAACTTCCCGCCTGGCTCTAATCAGGGTGAGATTAGGCCGCGCCATAAAGTCCCTGAGTTTAATTACAAAAAGCAACCTACTGTTTATATAGGCAATACTGCTGGATACGCTATGTCAGCTTTTTCGTCTCCAAAGTCAGGTATTCCTCAGTTTGTCCAAGGTGAAATGCGTGATTTAATAAATCAAACTTTTAAGGAAAAAAGAGCCGGTAGGGTTTTTGCTCAGACTGGCCAGCGGTCAGTCGCACCGGTCGGCTATCAACAACTTGGTGGTTAAGTCATGACTCTTGTA